TTCTGTAAGGACTTCGAAAGAAGTCTAGAACAGGGTTTTATTGACTCATCTCTCTTCCGAAACTTTAAAAAAGCTAGGAATCAGAAGAAATTAGCATACCCTGCATTTTTGCAAGGAATGCTTAGTCAGATCTTTGACCGCGAGACAGGGAGAATTTTAGATGTTAAAAATTCTAGTAATCCAGCTCGGTTCGTTGCTCTTGTGGCAGGTGTCAGACAAATTTGTCTCATCTGCAAAAAACTTGAGCTACCGTGTACCCCCGAAAGGGAACACGCCGCGCTGGATAACTACGTCGAAGTTGAACGCTCCTTTGAGGTGTTCACGTTGCCGAGAGAGGATGAGCTTGTATTCACAAGCGTCTCTTCTGTGCTATGGGATAATCTCGTGGGCAATTTATGCCTCGATATGTTATCTCCAAAACACGGTCCCGGCGCTACCGCCGAACGTATTTCTGGAAATCAGAAGTTTGTTTGGAGGTATTGGTTCGATCGTCTTGAACCTTTCTTCCCTCTCTTAGGGGGTGCCTATCCTGTTGGATTAACCAACATGGTAGATGCTCGCTTCGAGACGGAGTTCGATTTAGTATCGATCGTAACTTTGGAGCACGAGTTTCCCGTAAGGGTTACCCTTGTTCCCAAAACCCTCAAGAGCCCAAGAGTCATCGCAATCGAGCCCGCTTGTATGCAATATGCACAACAGGGGATTCGAGGCGTCTTATACGATGCTATCGAGTCATACTGGCTTACTGCTGGTCATGTGAATTTCACTGATCAGAGTATTAACCAGAGCTTAGCGATGTCATCGTCGAGTGACGGTCTATTAGCAACGATAGACTTATCAGATGCAAGTGATCGCGTTCCGCATGATCTTGCTATGGTCATGTTTCGTGCGTCTCCTGATCTTTTGGGGGCTATCGAAGCTAGTCGTTCGACTGGGGCATTACTTCCAGACGGTAGAGTTGTCTCTCCGCTGAAGAAGTTTGCTTCAATGGGTAGCGCGTTATGTTTTCCGATCGAAGCCATGTACTTCTACACTATCTGTGTAGTGGCTTCTTTACGGTTTCATGGCCTCCCTGTAACCTTTGAGAACGTTTTTAAAGTTTCTCGAGGTATTTACGTTTATGGGGACGATATCGTTGTTCCCGTTGACGTAGCGACTACTGTCCTTGATCATCTTGCGAAGTACAACTGCAAGGTGAACACTTCTAAGACTTTCTTGACCGGAAGGTTTCGAGAGTCTTGTGGTACGGATGCGTTTATGGGGTATCCGGTAACTCCGGTGTACCTCAGAAAACTTATTCCGAAGAACAGGCAGCAAGCTAGTGAAATCGTCTCGTGTGTTGCCACCGCTAATCAGTTTGCAAGCGCAGGCTATTGGCGAACAGCACTATTCCTCTTCTCTAAAGTTGAGGAGATACTGGGGCCTTTGCCTACAGTGTCCCTGACGAGCGCTGGACTTGGTCGTAATCATTTATGGCACGACAAACCACCGAGAAGGTGGAATGCCGATCTTCAGTGTTTTGAAGAAAAGCACTGGATCGCCTCACCAGTTTATCGCACTGATAAGCTGGATGGTTACGCTGCTCTCGGTAAGAGTCTTGCGTCCCTTACTGATCCTCCAAAAGAGGTTAGTAATGCTAAGCAGGATATTCTAAGGAAGTTGGGTCTCCCCAGTAATTCATCTATTTCAGATGAGTGGCTGGTAAAGGATCCTCTTCACCTAGAGCGATCTGCACTGCACGGCGCAGTTACACTTAAACGCCGTTGGATCCAGTCACCAAGTGACTGGTTTCGCGAGTAATACTCGCTGGTGGGGGGAATTCTCTCC